CCCCCGCCACTTCCAGCAGGTGCCAGCGTGAGCCCGCGCCGCCGCACCACCGACCTCGACCGCCGCCAGCCAGGGCTTGTCTTCTCCGGCCTGCTCGTGGTGACCGGCTGGCTTCTCATGCTGGCCGCTGCCTTGGGGTGGATCTGATGAGCGCCCTGAGCCGCACCGCGCAGGTGCTCCGCGCCCTGGCCGGCCACAACCACAACGGCCTGCCCAACGCCGCAATCGCACAGGCGATCGGCTGCTCCGACCCCACCACGCTACGGACGCTGCAGCAGTTGGCCGAGGCCGGCCTGGTGGAGCGCGTGCCGGGCGAGGCCAAGCGTTGGCGAATGACGCCATTCCTGGTGCAGATCGCGATCGCCCACCAACACGAGGTGGCCCGCGAAGAGCAGCGCCTTTCCGATTTCAACCAGCGCTACACGCGCAAACCCCTTTAACCGGAGGAACCCATGTCAAAGCGAGGCGCCAAGCCGATTCCAGCCCCCGAAACCGTTGGCCCCGTGCTCGACGGCGAGCTGCTGGAGGCACGCAACAAGGAAATCGCGGTGATGCACCAGCACCAGCGCGACGTGATCGAGCGCTTCGGCGACGGCCTGCCGTGGTCGCCCGAGCACTACGAGGGCGAGATCCGCAACGAGCTGCGCAGGGGCTGCGAATCCTTCCTGCGCGCGGGCCGCTACCTGGTGGTTGCGAGGGAGTGCGCAGCCCATGGCGAATGGCAAGGGATGCTTGCCCGCCTCGGGCTGGAGCCCCGGCAGGCGCACCGAATGATGGAGGCTGCCCGACGGGTTGCAGCTCTCCCAAATCGGTCGGCGTCGACCGATTTGACGGCAGCAGCGCAGTCCAACGGCAAGCTGATCGAGCTGCTGTCGCTTCCCGAGGAGCAGTTCGCCGAGCTCGCCACCGAAGGCGAGATCGACGGCCTGACGCTGGAAGACGTGGAGCGCATGACCGTGCGCGAACTGCGCGAGGCGGTGCGCGAAGCCCGCGCCGACATGCACTCGAAGGATGAGCGCGCCGCCAAGCGCGAAGAGGAAATCGACGCTCTGCAGAAGGAGCTGCGCAAGGCGCGCAACGAGCGCGCCAGAGCGAAGCCAGACGACGAACTCAAGACCCTGCGGGAGAAGGTCAGCGGCGTCGCTCTGCAAGCGCGCGCCGATATCGCCGCCCAAGGCGATGACGCCGACAGCCTCTTCGAGCGCTTCACACAGCTTCGAGAGAAGGCGGTCCAGCTGGGCCTCGACGCAACCGAGCAGGACCTGTTCATGGCGGGCCTGATCGGGGAGCTCATGGGCGACTTGCGCTTCGTCCGCGACAGCATGGGGCTGCCGATCGTGAACGACCACGGCGCCCCGGACTGGGCGCAGGGCTGAGCCATGGCAGCCGTCATTTCTCCCGGGCTGTACGAGCAGCTGGCCACTGTGGCTCGCGACGCGCAGGCGGCGGGCCATGGCGGTAGGACCGAGGTCTACAAGGCCGCGGCCGAGCGGCTGAGCATGTCTGTTCCCACCCTGCTCAACAAGCTGAAGGCGGTGCGCGTCGGCAAGCCACGCAAGCGCCGCTCGGACGCGGGGCGGTCCGCGCTGCCCCGCGAAGAGGCCCTGCTGATCGCCACGACGCTGGAGGAAACACGCCGCCTGACGAAGACCGGTGAGCTCCCCTTGGAAGAAGTGGTCCGGACGCTGCGCGACAGCGGGAAGATTCTCGCCGGGCGCATCGACGAAGAGACCGGCGAGTTCCTGCCGCTGAGCGCGAGCGCGATCCGCCGTGCGCTTCGGCTGAACCACTGCCACCCCGGGCAGCTGGCGGCGCCCACCCCGGCCACGCGGCTCAGCAGCCCCAAGGTGAACTGGTGCTGGCAGATCGATGCCTCCGTGTCGCGGCAGTTCTACCTGGCCGACGACGGCGCCCAGGTGATGGACAAGCGCGCCTTCTATCGCGGCAAGCCGCAGAACTTCGCCCGCATCAGCGATCGCCGGCTGTGGCGCTACGTGGTGACCGACCACGCGTCTGGCTACATCGAGCTGTTCTACGTCCAGGGCGCCGAGTCGTCGGTGAACCTGCTCTCCACGCTGATCTACGTGATGACCGAGCGCACCGGCTCGGTGATGCACGGGGTCCCGAAGTTCCTGATGGCGGACCCGGGCAGCGCCGTGACTGCCAACACGACGCGCACCTTTCTCGATGCGCTGGGAATTGAGCTGATCGAGAACGAAGTCGGCAACGCGAGAGCGAAGGGCCAGGTGGAAAACGCCCAGTACATCGTCGAGACGCACTTCGAAGCCGCGCTCAAGCTGCGCAAGCCTGTGACCTCGCTGGCTGAGATCAACCAGCTCGCAGCGCAGTGGTGCCGCGCCTACAACGGCACAGCGATCCACAGTCGCACGGGCACCACGCGCCAGGCCTCCTATCTGACGATCACTGACCGGGTGCTTGCGCCTTCAGTGGAAGTGCTGCGCGCCTTGGCCACCACGGCGCCGGTGGCGCGCCGCGTGCGCGACTACCGCATCAAGCATGCCGGTGCGCTGTGGGATGTCTCGGCAATGCCTGGCGTGCTCAACGACGCCCCGCTGGAAGTTGTGGTCAACGCGCTGGACCCGAACACGCTGCGCGTGCTGACCACCGGGCCGGATGGCCGTCCGGCCTACTTCCTCGCGCCCAAGGTCGAGTTCGGCGCCTACGGGTTCGAGCAGGGCGCAGGGGTGATCGGCGAGAGCTTCAAAGCCGTGCCTGAAACCCCGGTCGATGCGGTTCGCAAGGAGATGGAGCGCCTTGCCATGGATGTGCAGACGGACGCTGAAGCCGCAGCCGCTCGCAAGGCCAAGCGGCGCGCCCTGGGCGACAGCATTGATCCGACCAAGCCCTGGACGAACGCGAAGGTGCCGGACGCGTTGCCGCGCCCCGCTGCCGCGTCGACGGTGCAGGCACCCACCGAGATCGAGCCGGCACCGGCGATCCCGGCCATCCAGCCGCGCTATGTGCCGGTGGCTCTGACGCACCCGGAGATGGCCCGCGGCCTCAAGCGCCGCATCGAGGAGCGCGGCGGCACTTGGAACCCGGACCTGTATCCGCGGATCGCCGAGCTGTGGCCGGCGGGCGTGGCGGAAGAGCAGCTGGATGACTGCCTGGTCACGTTGTTGCGCGGTGGGCTCCGCGTGGCCGGAGGTGCTGCGTGAGTGCGATCCACTTGAAGAGCGTCCTGGCCGACGCCGGCATCTCGATCGCCGACGCCGCGCGAGCGGCCGGCGTAGACCGAACGGTCCTGAGCCGCCTTGCCAACCACGGAGCCTGGCTGAGTGCAGACCGAGAGTCGCTGAAAGAGCGAATCGAGAACTTTCTCGCTGAACGAGGGCTGCCGACTGACGGCGTGTTCTCAAACAAGAAGGCCCCGAAGCGCGGGAACGCTTCGAGGCCGGTTGTCCCACCCACTGTCGAAAGCAAGGAGACGATCGAAATGCTACTACGAAAGGTGAGTTTGACCCCGGCGGCGCGTCAGCACTTCAAGCTGGCCCGAGATCCGTTCCAGGAGTGCCGTGAGCCCGGCGACGTGTTCCTGAGCCAGGACGCGCGCTACGTGCGCGAGTCCATGTGGTCGGTCGCGCGGCACGGCGGATTCTTGGCCGTTGTGGGCGAATCCGGTGCTGGCAAGAGCACGCTGCGCGAGGAGCTGCTGGAACGCATCGCCCGCGACGAGCCGAGCATCATCGTGTGCCAACCCTACGTGCTCGCCATGGAGGGCAAGGACACGGTCGGCAAGACGCTGCGCAGCCAACACGTGAGCGAGTGCATCGTCCGCAACGTGGCGCCGCTGGCACCGACGCGGAGCAGCCCCGAGGCGCGCTTCCACCAGCTGCATACCGTGCTGCGCGACAGCGCGCGCAGCGGCATGCGGCACGTGCTGCTGATCGAGGAGGCCCACTGCCTGGCCGTGCCTACGCTTAAGCACCTGAAGCGCTATTTGGAATTGAAAGACGGCATGCGCCCGTTGCTCTCGATCATCTTGATCGGGCAGCCCGAGCTGTTGCTGAAGCTGGACGAGCGCAACCCCGAGGTGCGCGAAGTCGCCCAGCGCATCGAACTGGTGCACCTGGCGCCGCTGGATCAGAACCTGCCCGAGTACTTGCGCCACCGCTTCCAGCGGGCGGGCACGGTGCTCGACGACGTGATCGATAACGGAGGCATCGAAGCGCTGCGCACGCGCCTCACCCCCAGCGGCAAGCAGCAGCAGCGCGGATCGATGTTGTATCCGCTGGCCGTTCACAACGCCTTGGCGGCAGCGATGAATGCGGCCGCGGAGCTGGGCGCCCCGAAGGTCACGCGCGACATCGTCGCAGGCGGTGTTTCATGAGCACCTCGCAATTGACCAGCTGCAACTGCCCAGGCTGCGGCCAGAACTGGTTCGAGGCGGGCACGGTCGTGATCGCGGGCACCGTGCCCGCTGAGCTGTCGCCGGATGGGAGCGCAGCGATCGGCATCGAGCTCACCTGCGACACCTGCGAGGTCACCTACGAGGCCTGGATGCCCATCCACGCCTTCGAGTCCAGCGCGGAGGTGAGTCATGTCGGCTGACGCCCGCATTCCCCTCAGCAACTCCCCGCTCACCGAGGCCGAGCGCACCCGCCTGCTCGATCTACTCGATCAGCTGGCCGCGGTGCTGGGCATGCCGAGCGACTGGGGCACCGGCACGCGCATGGCGCAATTCGCCTTCGACGCATTGCGCATCCGCTTCCTGGTGCGCAACGCGTCGGTCGCCCAGGAGATGGACGCCGAGGAGGCCCGCATCAACGCGATGGTCGAGGCTGCTGCCACGGCCTTGGGCGCGATCGCGGCGGACGAGGCCATCCCTGCTGAAGTTCGCCTGCCCCTACTGGGCATGCTCGGTGAGACCACCGACGAACTCGCGCACAAGCTCATCCAGCAGCAAGGGCGCGCGGCTCTGGAGCTGAGCCAGGCCGTGCCAGGCGGTGCCGCATGAGCGCCGTCCTGGCACTGGCCACCGGCGGCCCGCTGGAACCCGGCAACGAAGCGTTCCGGCGCGGCTGCTGCGTGGCGCTGGCGGCGGTGTTCGCTGCTCACGATGCCGGCAGCGAGGTGCTCAGCATCGAGATCCTCGGCTCGACACCTCGATTGCAGGTCACGCCGCCGAAGCGCCCGGAGCGCTTGCCCGGCGCGACGCACAAGCGTGAGACGCGGCTCGGGCAGCTGCGCGCCTACGTCGTCGCTGTGCACCAGGGCGCGCTCCTCGAATGGGAGAGCCGGCAATGACACCTGCCGACGCACTGCCGCCGCTTCCGCGGGCGCTGCAATCACAAGTGGAGCGCGTGGCTGCCGAACTGCTGCCGCTGATGCTCCACCCGGCAAAGGCTCTGCGAGTGATTGCCCTGGTGCGCGTGGCCCTGCTCGCCGAAGAGGCGCTGGGCCAGACGCTGCGTCAGATCCACGCGGACCGGATGGCTTCGGTCCAGGCGCTGCCCGCGATCGAGGAGCCGGCCGATGGATGAGGACGAGCTGCCGCCCTGGCTGGGCGCTGCGTTTCAGGAAGCCTTCCACGACATCTTCGCCAACCAACACCACGCCGAGCAGCACGCCGCGCCGGCAGACCAGGAGACGCCCCATGTCCATGAATGAGATCGAGCTGAAGGCAAAGGCCTTCCACGACTGCCGCACGCTGCTGGCCGAGCGTGTGCAGAACCTGCGCGACGAGCAGGAGGCCTGCAAGCGCCGGCTGCTGACCGGCATCAAGAACGCGCTGGCGCGCTTCCGCGATGCGCACGCTCAGCTGCTGGAGCTGGTGGAGTCGCATCCGGAGCTGTTCGAGAAGCCGAAAACCCGCACCCTGCACAACGTGCGCGTCGGCTGGGTCAAGCAGCGCGGCAAGCTGGAAATCGAAGACGCCGAGCGCGTGGTCGAGCTGATCGAGAAGCTGCTGCCGGACCAGGCAGCGTCGCTGATTCGCACCAACAAGGCCCCGGACAAGAAGGCCCTCGCCGACCTGCCCGCGCGCGACCTGAAGCGCCTGGGCGTGAGCGTCACCGAGGACACCGAGGCGCCCTTCGTGAAACCCGCGGACGACGGCATCGACAAGCTGCTGGATGCGCTGCTTTCCCAGGATGACCTGGAGGGCGTTGCGCCATGAGCGAGACGAAGCTCACCAAGAAGGCAGAGGTGCTCGCGGCAGTAGCCGCGGGCGCGAAGATCGAGGTCATCCATACCCCGTGCGGGCAGCCGTCCGGCCTGCTGCGCCTGGTGCGCGGCTACCAGGAAATCCCTGCGTGGCAGACCGCTCTTCAATCAGCGAACCGAGCGCTGGAGGTGCCCCATGCACCGCGATGAGCTGCTCAGGAAGATCCGCGCCTGCCTGCGCCTCTCGACCAGCGCGAACGAGCACGAGGCCGCAGCAGCGCTGCGTCAGGCGCGATCGCTGATGGAGAAGCACGGCATCAGCCATGCCGAAGCACTGGCGGGCGAGGTCAGTGAGCGCGAGGCCAAGACAGCTCGCCGGGGCGAGCAGCTGCACGGCTCGATGAGCGCGCTCATCGGGCTGGTCGAGCGCGGCTTCCGCTGCCGCAGCGTGATCACCTGCGGCCGAGGGATCGCGATTACGGTGACCTTCTACGGCACGGGCGCCGACGCCGAAGTCGCCGCCTACGCGTTCGAGGTGCTGCGCCGGCAAATGGACGCGGCCTGCAAGCACCACATCCGCCGAATCCGCATCACCAAGGTGCGCGAGGCGCGCGGAGAAGCGTTCCGTCGTGGCTGGGTGACTGCCGTGCGCCATCTGTTCCCCGGTGCCGATCTGGCGGCCGACCTGGTCGAGAAGTTGGAGGCCTACCAGAGCGTGCGGTGGAGCGATCTGCGCGTGGGCAAGTCGAAAGACGTTGACCTCAAGCGGGTCCCCGACCGCGACTACGAGCGCGGCGTAGCAGCCGGGCGCGCAGCCAAGCTGCACACAGGCCTCGGCGGCGAGCAGCAGCGCGCCCTGGAGCACGAGCCATGAGCCACTCCACCGCACTCCACCGCAACAAGCTGCTCGCCGCGATCCACGCAGCGAAGCGCACGCTCGACATGGACGAGGGCTCCTACCGCGACCTGCTGGAACGCGTCAGCGCCACGAAGGGCAAGGCTCGCCGTAGCGCGAAGGACATGACCCCCTCGCAGCTCGCCGCGGTGCTTGACGAGTTCAATCGCCTGGGCGGCCTGAGGCCTTCGCCCAAAACCAAGGGCAAGCCCGCCAACTTCAACAGCAACGCTATGCCCGAGATGATCACCAAGGTCGAGGCGCTGTTGGCCCACATGAAGCTGCCCTGGTCCTACGCCGACTCGATCGCCAAGCGTCAGTTCGGCATCGAGCGTGTGGCGTGGTGCCGCAAGCAGGACCAGCTGCGCTCGATCATTGCCGCGCTGGATGTCGAGCAGGAGAAGCGCGCGCTGTTCGGCTATATCGAGCGAACCTGCAAGCGCGTCGGGCTGACCGTTGACCAGCTGGAGGCCCGCTATGGCCTCGGCAAGATCAAGGGATGGCGGCGTAACCGAAAGGCCTTGAAGGTCGTCGGCGAAACGCTCGCCGCCGAGTTTCCTGAGCCGGAGGCCGGCGAGGCATGAGCGTCCGCCTCACATGCCCCGCTTGCGGCTGCCAGGGTGATGCCGAGGCCTTCCTCGCCGAAGACGAGGGCAAGCGCCTCGCGGCCCGGTTCGCTGCGATGGAGCCGATCCTGGGGCGTGCAGTGCTGGGCTACCTGCGGTTGTTCAAGCCCGCGCGCCAGGCCCTGCGCCTCGCGCGGGCGGCGAAGCTGGTCGAGGAACTGGTCGAGCTGATCGAGCCCGGCACGGTCTGCCGCGACGAGCGGAACGGCGCGCGCCGCGCGGCGCCCCAGGCGCTGTGGGCGGCAGGCATGGAGCAGATGCTCTCGAACCCGCCCAGCGGTCTGCCGCTGGCGAACCACCACTACCTGCGCGCCGTGGTATGGGGCCTGGCTGAGGAGGCCGCCGCAGCCGCAGAGCGCAAGGTCGAAGAGGACCGCAAGGCGGGTCGCCACCGGACCCAGCCCCAGGCCCAGCCCGAGGACAAGGCCGCTGCCCGCCGGGCGTTCGCCCGCCAGATGGCCGACCTCGGCAGCTGGACGGCCGAGCAGGCCGAGGCCTACGTCAACGGAGATGCACCATGAGCCAGTCCAGCATGGCGCAGCGGCGGCACGAGCTGCTGCGTGACGTCGAGGAGCGCGCCGCCGAGCTGGCGGTCGACCTGGGCTTCGAGGAGGCCGACGCGCGCCGCGTCGGCGCCGCCATGGCCGACCTTCTCCTGGAGAACTGGGCCGGCCAGCAGATCACCTTCCCCATGCGCGGCTTCTACGGGCTATCCGCGCAGGAGCTCGCCATCGTTTCCGACCGCGATCGCGGGCTTCGTGTCTTTGAGCTCGCACGAAAGTACGGGATGACCGAGCGCGGAATCCGTAAACTGCTCAAGCGCGCCGACGAGGGCCGGAGCAGAGCCAGCGCTCAGATGGACCTCTTCGCCGCCCAGGGCGGCGCCAACCCACCCGAGCAGGTCGCCTGAGCTCGCACAGAGAGAACCCATGAACAGGTCGCAGCTCATCGAGAGCGTAAAGGGTCCGCACCCAGAACCCCCGGACGATATGACCGAGACAGACGAGCTGGCGTGGGTGCTCGCGCGCGTGCTTGACTGGCCCCTGCCGTCGGGAACAGTTCGCGACTACTACCTGCCTAGATGGCTTTCGCGGCAAGCCGAAGCGGCTCTGCAACGCTACCTCTCGCAGGCACCAACCGGCTAGGCCGTCTCAGCGGTACGCGTGCTCGTCAGGGTTTCCGCTCCCGCAATAAGGTTGCGAACCTATCCGCCCAAGTCCGACTTCTTCCGACTTCTTCCGGGCATTTTTCAAGCAATCCCCTCAGGGAATATCAAGAGCGGGGACAGGCTT